ACAAATCATCAAGATTAGTATAGAACAATTTAGAGATATCTATAATTCTATTGATGTACCGCGTAATATTTTGGATAAAGCCGTAGATATAAAAAATACATATTCGTGTTTCAACTCTTATTATGATACGCAAAACAATTTTAAAAAAATCTTACAATATATTAGATGATTGACCGCAATACCGACAATTACCGCCGCGATAAAAAATATATTATTGAAAAAAATAAAAATACTTATATTTCTAATAACAGTAATGAATTAAAAAAAACACTTGATTTAATTCAACAAACACTAATATCATTGCGAATGGAAAGTGCATCCTCGCCCGCAGACAAGGATGCACTTGGTGCGGCAAAAGCATCCTTGTCTGCGACAAGAACATCCTTGTCTGCTGTAAGAAGAGCATCCTCGCCCGTGCCAAGAGCATTCTCACCTGCGGCAAGAGCATCCTCGCCCGTGCCAAGAGCATCCTCGCCCGTGCCAAGAGCATCCTCGTCTGTGTCAGGAAGAGCATGGACAAGAAGTGTAAAATCGCCTGCTGAAAGAGAATACTCGCCCGTGCCAAGAGCATCCTCGTCTGCTCTAAGAGAATCCTCGTCTGCGCCAAGAGGGAGAGCTTATGGTATTGGTTTACGTATGGACAATAATGGTCGTGTATATCCGGAACGTAGAGAAAGAAGTTATAGGTCTTAAAACCTAGATAATACAAAAACGCGCAAGTGAACTTAATATTATAATTATATATTTTGATGTGATAATTTATTTTTATTAGATACTGTGATATATCGAATATTATAATTATGTTATGTAATCAATATATAAGATTATTTATAATAACTAAATATAATGGACGAACAAATCATCAAGATTAGTATAGAACAATTTAGAGATATCTATAATTCTATTGATGTACCGCGTAATATTTTGGATAAAGCCGTAGATATAAAAAATACATATTCGTGTTTCAACTCTTATTATGATCCCAAAATGATATGGGCAAAAAAAATATATAATAATAAGGAGAAGTATAATAAACCAAAGGTTAAATCAAGATTTCATATTATAATACCTGACTTTACAAAGAAATCCGAGCTGAAAAGGTGTTTGATAGGTAATTTAAATAAACTAAGTATTAAAAACAGGGACAGTATCTACGATAAAATTAAGGAAATTATAGCTATAAATGATAATAACGATAACAAAGATAATATTTTTATGATTATATGGAATTATATTAAAACAAGCGATGATGAGCTGTATAGTAATATACTTACTCTATTTAATAAAGAATATGTCTACACTATGCTTGATAAGCTATGGAATAATTACATCAATAATAAGGAATGGGATCCGCCAAGATATGTATACGAAAACAATCTTCTGGTATTGAACGACGAATATGATATGTATTGCGAATATACAAAGTGGAAACGTGGAATAAATAATATTAATAAGATATGGATTAAATATAAACGCGAAGAACTGCTAATATTGCTAAATAATATCGCAGATTATATACTTAGTATTGTATATGATACTGACATATATAAATATATTATAGATATTTTACTTGAACAATTATATAAAATCTTGGCTATCGCTAAATATAATAGTATAATAGATAAAATTAAAAATATAAATATTAAAAACTTAGATAATTCTACAAAGTTTTTTATTTATAATATTATTGAATTATAAAAAAATTATTTCTATATAATAGTATAGAGTAAGAAATAGTACAATGAAAGAGAGTGAAAATAACTTATCTTTTTATAGTAGTGCCATAATCCAAGCAATTTTTGCTATATTATTGTTAATAATTCTCAGTTATATTTACAAACTAGAGAATATGGGGTGTGAATGTTCGGAACACCCTAACAAAGATTTTATCAAGAACTTCACTGTAATAGCCCTCGGTTATTTCATAATAACCTCTATTATATCACTTAAATCTGTCGCTAAAAGCATGGGTTATGTAGTAGTCCAATTACTATCTATCGCAACATTCGTATTCTTCTTAATGTTTGTTGTTTACATATATTATGCATTTGAATATGTTAGATATTTAACTAACGAAAAATGCAAATGCTCCGAGGATTTAAGCCGCGATATCATTTCAGTAGGTACTATGATATCCCTCTTCCTATTCTTGACCCTTCTATTCACCATAATTATCATCCCTATCCTATTAAGCACTCTAAGCGGTCTATTATCTAAAATAGAGGTTTTTGAAGAAGAAGTAGAGGATACTATCCGCGACCCGATGAAATCTCTACGCAGTACCCCTGATAGAATCGTTAAATCTGTTAAAGAAGTAGGCAGCTTTGTTAATAAATCCGCTAAAAAAATAACCAATCTTAGAAAAAATAGATAAATATCTATTTATCGAGTAATTTAACTCCATAATAACCCTTATTTTTATTCATAATATATAATAGTTATTATTTTCATCAGTCATATACCGCTAATATTTTATATATTTAATGTGCGAGTACCTTTTTTGGGTCTTCCCCTTCCTTTTAATATCTGAATATCAGCAGTATCTTCTATAATTGAAGTAATCTCTTCATCGCTAACTGAAAGAGTCTCTATGTTATTATCGCTATCATCAATTGATATCTTGCTATGAACATTTTTAATTATATTATCTATATCTTCATATTGCTTTTTATCATTAGACTGTTGTGCAACTCCTCTGTTTTGTGTGTTCATGTTTTGCGAATATGATGGCATATTTGAAGGTACAGGATCGCTATTTAAAGAGCCAAATAGATTACTTACCATATTGAATAATCCCATATTATCATTGCTAGACCCGCGATTTTGAGACATTTGTGGCATTTGTTGTGGCATTTGTTGTGGTGCACCATTTCCCATTACATATTGTTTTGCTGCTGCATTTTGAAACTGTTTCATTAATTCGGGATTAGAACGGAGAACATTTTCTACATCGGGGAGAGGCTGTTCTTTAAACATTCTGCTCGTTAAATGAAACATAAAAGCGCTTCCTGATAGTGATATAAAAAGCCTCAATTCAGGCGCCATCTTCTTTCCTGTGGCCTTGTATTTATAATGCAATTCTTCAAAAATATCATCATAATCATTTATATTTTCATTTACCTGTTCTGACCACCCATCGAGCTTTATAGAAAACGGATCATATCGTCCATTAATATATTCAGTTCCTGAGATAAATGCCATTAACATTTTTTGCTGAAATCTTACACTCCCGTCCAATTCTTTTTCTCTAACAAGCCTATTATATTCGGTTCTCATCTCCTCAATATCAGAGTTCATATTGAACTTGAACGGTATCTTAAATCCCTTAGATTCCATTCTGTCGAGTTGATATATTATCTCTCTCTTTTCATTTATCTCATTCCTTATTATTTCCTTAGGGCTCAGAAACTTATTTTTTTGTTTACTGTTACCACCATTGCCACCATTGCCACCATATCCGCTTTCTTCACTTCCTCCACTTCCCTCGCTTTCTTCACTTCCCTCGCTTCCCCCACTTTCTCCACTTACTGCACTTTCATCACTTTCATCGCTGCCACCACTAACTTCACTAATATTATCATCGTATATTTTCTTAATCTTGCTAGGGTTCGAACTCTTTTTACTCTCATCACTATCACTCTCACTTTCTATTCGTGAACCTCTACCAATCTTATCTTTATTACGATATATGTTGTTGATATTTTTCATATATTTTTTTTTTCCACCAGATGAACTTCCTCGCGAAGAACCGCCAGAAGACATAGATATTACATCATCGCTTATTTTTTTCCTATTAAACAATTCTTCGCTAATAGCTATATTAGACTGCTTACCTCCTACTGGTATATTAAAACTAAAAGGTTGTTTATTGAAACTTTCTCTATTCAATTCAATTAAATCATCATTTCTATTATTATAATTTGATAGTAAAGCCATATTATATATTTATTTGGGTATCAAATGTTTATATATCTATTATAATTTTTAAATGTTTATTAATACGCATTCTAATAAAAATAATTTACGAATATTAGCTATTTCTACGAGATAGCCACGATAACCAAGTGCCAAAAAATAATTTCCCAGATTTTACATAATATTCAGGGTGAAATTGTATCCCCAATATATCCCGCTTCTTATGATATAATATATCTATCATATCTTTCCTTTTCATTACATTCTCAATATTCTTCCCTACTTTGATAACAATATCATTATGATTATACCTATATATTGTCTTTACAATATCAAAAGGATACTTTATTTTTAACGGCCTATCATAGTGTCGAATATATCCAGCATCTCTTGTTCTGACATTAGAGAACTTCCCAAATCTTACAGCGATATATTGCATCGAGTAGCAAATAGCTAATATATGTATCTTGTTAGCGTGTTTAAATATTATCTCAGGAACCTTGGGCGATCTTCTATCAACTATGCGATAATCAGAACCAGTCACTATAATAGCATCCAATTTATCATCAAGATTATTCAATAATTTTGTGATACCCGCTTCGTCGTACCAATCTCTAAAACATAATCTCGCGTTTTTCATAGATTTCTTAAAACGCAGCTTTCTTATATTATTCGAAGCGCGATTACTATACATCATTATTACCAATATTTTAGGACGCCTCTTCTTTTTCATTATCTTCATTACAGTATGTACCACTACTATATAATTTATTATATTTATTTGTAATATCTCCCTTTGTATTACTTCTAATATATGATACAGCTTGCAAACACGCATCGCTCAAATCATCCTTCTTCTTGTTTTCATTAAATCTCTTCTTTAATTGCTCGTTCTCGCTAATATATTCGCGACACAACTCAATACTAAGCATCTTATTATTCTTATATTTATCCCTCCTAAATCCCTTCTTATTCCTCGCCTCTCCTCCATCGACCGAGCCCTTAGCCGCTATATTCGCTTCCATATTTATAAGATAGATATGGTTTTTAGTTTTTAATGAAGCATTTACGAGGACAACATTACCGACCTCCTTGTCCCAATATTTAACTAAACTAAAATATCCGTAGATTATATGCTGGATAGTTTTCATAATGCCGTTTAAATTAGAAGGCTGATTCTCTATCAATACATAATCTATCATATTGATGCCCCTATTTTTTAAACCACCAATTATATTATCCATCTCAATATATATTCTTTCAGATATATCATCAATCCCCTTAATCTCTTTCTTAGATGAAGCTAATGCTATGATACGCCAATCCAATATCTCCAATATCTCAGTCTGTCTTAATATACACAGAGCAAGATTCTTAACCCCAATATCAAAACTAATATATATCATAATCCTAATATCCTAATAATATCATCATATCCTTATTTGCTATATCGTAGTATTTACATAGGTCTATTTAGGTCTCTAATTTTTTGTTATAGTTTTTTGGATTTCAGTTATTATTTTTGGACTATATGAAGTAATATTATAATGCTTTATAAGCGCAGCAAGGTCCTTCCAGAATGTATCACCTTCGTATTTTGAATTGTATTTATTAATTTTCTTACATTTTTTATATAGCCATTTATATGTCTTCTCTAAGTTTTCAGGCTTCTTTGATATCTTGCTAAGTCGCTGTTCCTTTATTAATCTGAAAATATAGCTTTTTAACTCGTCACATTTACTATTGTTAGGTAAAGTCTCGCGCAAATCATAAAACTTCATATAATTATACGAAGGACATATCAATAAACTATTTGTGTAATCTATAAATGTAGGGTTATTATCTATTATTAATAATCTCTTGCTAATATCATAATTATTAGGTATCTTGATTGACTTGCTAATTAGCGGCAATATCTTGACAACAGATTTCTTTATATTTCCATATTTATCCATAATACAATTATCGCGCGTAAATAATGGCCTATCAAACTTAAAATTATTATGCTTCTCTATTATAGCTATCTCTTTATTAGCCCATTTTTTCTCAGAAGCTGTATAAATATAAAAATAGCTCGACGGGTACAGCTTTTTCATAGTATTTATAAACGTGAAAAAATGCGGTCGCACTAATAGCGATTTCTCAGAATAACTTTCATTCAAATATTTATTACACAACGCCGTATATTTATTTAATCCCTTCATCTTATATTTTTTTACCAATTCAATAATATTATATAAATCACATTGATAATTACAATCGCCTATTATAGTACCGTCCAAATCTATTATAAATATATACGGCTCGACACTGCATTCCTTTTCTTCTCTGTTATTCATTAAATCTATTATAATATTATATTAGAATATTGCTTTATAAATAGAAGATATAAGAGAATGGCAGAATCCCATATATTTAACACTAAAAATATATCTGCATATAGCCATTTTTCAAATACAATTAATAACAAATATCTTGATTTGAATAACGGAAAAGAAAAAGATATTAAATTACCCGATGCATTACTTAAATATTTTAAAGATAAAACTCTCAAATATAATCTTGATAAAAGAATATTCTATTATAAGCATATTGCTAACAAATTAAAAGATGTAAATAACAAACAGTGTCTAATAGAATATGCTATCAACTCTAAAAAAAATAAAGATGTTCATGGATATAATATAGACAATACAGTATTTCTTACAAAAAAGTTCGGGTCTATTAGCAAATATGGCTATATTTATATAGCATCTATTAAAAACGAAGTTGGCAAATATCCTATTGCTTCAAAAATTATGATTAATAACCGCGTTAATCTATTTGAAGCTCAGATTAACTTGAAAATAACCGATAAAGTTATAAAAAATATGATATCAAGACATTTCATTCTAACTTATAAAGTTATTATCTGCGACAAAATATCCAATAAAAACTTGCCAGATATCGTTCTCAATAAGAAATACTATGTTTTATTAAATGAGCTTGCCAGAGGCGATTTGAAACAGCTCTGTAATAGTAAAACTTTCCTCAAAAATAACAGCATATTATATAATGTATTTATCCAGATAATGTTAGCTATATCTACATTTCATCATCTTGGATTTATTCACGGCGATTGTCATTGGGGCAACTTTCTATATCATATGAATTATAATGTAGTCAAAAATAGCTATCATCACTATAATATTTACGGCAAAAATTATTATCTAAAATCATGTGAATATACTATGTATATTTATGATTTCGGTTTTGCCGAAAAAATCAAATTGGCAAAAAAATCACTTATTGACTCTGACTATAGAAGATTGATAAATGCTTTCAGAAATAAAAAGATAGAACCGCGTTCCTGGATATCAGTAGATAACAATCTGCCTTCCGATGAGGTAGGTGAATATGTCAAAACATTTAGAAAAGCTATTGATAATAATAATAATAGCTCAGACAGAAGCAGTGGAAGCGACGACAATAGCAGTATCTACAAAGATAATAGCATATATTTAGAAAAATTAACTATTGATACAATTCTTCCAATATTATTAAAAGCTCCCGATAAAACATTCGTCTCTAAATTACCTGCAAATGCAACTGTTATTAATAAAAAACCCTATTACATTAATAAAAAAATATTAATTAAAGACTAATTGTATCAATACGTTCATCCGCGTCTGCCGCATATTTTGCAGATAATTCGTCAATATATTCGGTCATTGTTTCAAAGCCTACATATACCATTTCATCAATCTCCTTTTTAGTTATATGTAATCGCATTCCCTTTCTTGTAAATATTATATTCATTCCATTTTTTAACACGAGATTTTGAGGGCGATAATAATTAGTATATTTACTATCTTGAATCTGCTTTAATAAAACCTCTTTTACTCTTAGCATATTTAATATCGTCATCAACTGCTTTACAATATATATAAAGTTGATAGTTTTAACAGGAATATGCTCTATTTTTTCATTATCTTTATACAAAAGCATACCTATTATATTTTCGCGAGGCACATCGGCAAATATTTTTATAGGAAAATTATTAGTTAATCCCCCGTCGTAATAATAATAATCGCCTATATTTATCGGTTTAAATAATAATGGTATAGACATTGAAGCACTACATGCCTTATATACACAGACATCAGGCGTTTTCTCAATAGAAAAAATCTCATTATCGCAAGTATTTATATTCGTGCAAGATATATACATATTTACTCCAAAACTTTTAGATAATTGTGCAAATGTAATAGTCTCCGATATATCACCAGACTCATTTGTGCCATCGCACCTATCGGGATATCTCTTTTTTATAATAATTTTTAAATGTTTAATCATTATCTGTGTATCAAATAAACCAAACTCTGTAATCAATCTTATGTATTTTTTTATAGATAAAAAACATAAATCATTATCCTTCATGCAACCATATAATACCTCTTCCATCTCATATATAGTTAATTTAAGCGCAAACATTAGACCTATTAAAGAACCTATTGAACATCCTGCAATATGTTTTATATTATTATGCATATTATTTAAATATAAATATCTTAGTGCACCTACAAATATCACGCCACGCATACCACCCCCCGATAAAACTAAATGTGTAATATTCATATTCTTTATATTTGACATATTTGTACTATCTGTACTCATTTTTAATTATATATTATATCCAAATATTGCGTTCCTCTTAAATATCCCAAATACCTTCAAAGGTTTAAATGTGCGAATTGTATTCTTGAATACTAACTTTGTAGTATACAAGAGCCTCTTTGGAAGCATTGTTCTCCGCTTCCTTTTTAGTATTTCCAGTAGCCGTAGAAATAATGCTCCCATTCTTATCCTTGATACAATATGTAAATATACGAACGTTATCTTTAACGGCTACATTGAGCTCTTTGAATTGTGGTACATCCTGTAAAGAATGAAGCATATGAGATACAAGCATATCCTTATAGTTGTTTTTAATTCTAATCAGTTCGCAAAAGTCAATGTAATTCTCTATTATATATACTATCCATGATTCTACAACGAAATATCCCGCCCCGGAAGAAGGATTTATATTAATATTAGGAATAATAACATTGTCAGTATCTGTCTGAAAATCCAAATAGAGTGCTCCTAAAAATGCCTCGAATATATCCTCCATAATTTTATAGTTATTTCTTCCACCAGATTCCTCTACCTGTTTAGATATAATTGCAAACTTGGGTAATCCTATTTTATCAGATAAATATCCAAGCATCTTCCCATTTACTATTTTTGTTCTAATTTTAGATAAGAATCCCTCGTTTTGGTCAGGAAACCTATTATATAAATAATTCGTTACAATCATTCCAAGCAATGAGTCTCCCAAAAACTCTAATCTTTCATAAGACATATCTTGAAGAGGCAAACAGTCACTTGGACGATTAGCGTTACTTTTCTCAAAATCAATATTTTTCATAGTACAATAAGATTTATGAACAAATGCAACACGATATAAATTGATATTCTTTATTTTTAATTCAGGCAACCCGTTGCTACTTAGCAATTTATATAAGTCATCTTCGCTTAAAAGTGTGTTTTTAGAATTATATGGTTGATTTTCCACATCAATCTCCATTGTTTTATTATGGATATTATCAATTCTTTTCATCTTGCTATCTTAGTTATATATTTCTCAAAATATGATTATATCAATTTTTATATATATAAATATTAAATGTATTTTTCTTTTAAATAGAATAAGATAATAAATGAGTTATCTAGCTAATGATATAACAGCCCCCTCAATCCAAATAGATTCGGTTGCTATTGGGTTTCAATTGAACAGCGAAAGCGAAGCAAGAAATATCAATAGTTTAGATTTAAACAAAGATGAATTTTTGGTAGTAGGAGAGAAAACATACATTCCAGGCGATACTTCAAATACTAAATGGTCTCTTGTCGTTAATAGCCAAGGTACTTCGGTAAATGCATCGAGAAGCCTTGCGCGCAAAAGTTTAACACCTGATACTTCGTTGTATGTAGATAAAAATATTCATTGTTCGGGTATTATTAAAGCTGCTGGCTTAGAGCTTAATAATATTAGAATTGACAATACAACAACTATAACAAGCAATTTAATTAGGGATTTTATCGTTAAAACTAACGACCTCGTAGTATCACAACCTTTTCAAACAGGGTATATTACAAATTATAATAACCTCTATAATATTAATTATGATGTTAAAAATGTTTATACACCAAACTTCGTTACCTTTGGTGGCCATATTGATACATACAAAAATACACATCCTCTAAACATCGTAACTACTCCTAACAATAAATTCAACAACATGCATGTCTCCATTAGAAACGATACTAATAATGACGAAGAACCTTCGAGAATGTGTATTGGTATGATTGGTGGCAGCAATATATCACCTGCTATTATTTCTACAACACGAGGAGTTCCGCTCGAATTTCATGTTAGCACTTCTTCCGAAAATATTGATGCAGCCTATAATACAAGAGCACTTCCTATATACAACTCTAATAATGTTCCTGCTATGACAATTGATGCCAATAATAACGTAGGTATCGGCACTAATAATACTTCTCTAAAAAACTATTATAAAAAGGTTTTCACAAATAATAGTACAACAAATGTAGAAAGATTCGGTAAACCTAAATTTGAAGTTAAAGGCCTATCTACTTTTGATGACATACTTTTACATGATTACCAAACAAATACTTATAAACATTTAGATGATATATATATCCGCTCAACAGGTATTAGTGTTCTTAATGCAACACAGATAAAAGGAGGCGATTTTACTGATACAGATTCTTTGTACAGATTTAAAAACAATTTAACAGTATCAAAGTTATTAAGTGCCGGTGATGCAAATATTGATAATAGCGTAACTATTGGATGTAATTTAACCACAGATTTTTTAAATGTTAACGAACATTCGATATTCGACGGAACAGTAGCATTTAATAATGATGTTAATTTTGACAGTGTCCAAAATATTAATATAAATAACCTAAATATTAATAATGATCTTTTCATTAATAATAAGCGCGTAACAGCTCTTGATACAACTGATACTTTTACAGGTAACTTTGAAAAAAGTATTGTAGATGGTAGCAACTATATATTTATTTATGTAAGTAGCAATATCGCTTCACTCGACGCTAATTGTAATGTTAATTTTCCTAATAAATTGGGAATTGGTCTTTCACCTACCGACGGTTTTGATGGCGTCCTAAACATTATAAAGAATGATAAAACTACAAGCAACAATTTTGACATATCACTAAAAAATACATCGGGGAACAAGACATATATCGCAAATATCGGAAGGCTCTCGCGACTAGATTATAACGATAACAGTTTGATATTTAATACAAACAAAGTACCCGGAAAAAATAACAACATCTATTTTTATCCTTCAAGTGATATGTCTATACTTACTTCAAATCGTTTTCTTCCTAATTTAAGAAATACCCCTCCTACATTATCGTTATTAAATGGCAAAGTTGGTATTAATAAATTGAATCCTGATAATCTTTTTGCCCTTGATATTGGAGGTAAAATAGCTGCTAACGATTACTATGTATCACAAGATAATAATTTTAAAAGGACCAAGAACTTCGTTTATAATAATGGAAAAAACTTTTTTAATTTATATGATACTTCAACTGATAAGTTTTGCATCAACTATAATGAGCTTATATCATTCGCGTCGGATATGAGAGGCCTCAATGTTAAAAAAGGCATTAACGCTGATTTATATTATCAAAATAATATATTATTAGAAACCCTGCAAAAAGCTAGTTCCACAGACAGTTTTTACACTAACAAGAATATATCTATTGGTTGGAAAGGCGAAGCTAATGTTACACCTCTGCAAGTTAGAAACTTATACACTAACGATTATAATTATTCAACTATACGCATTTATAGAGGCGTGAGAGGCGGCGGTCTTTTTAATAATGCAGATTATAGCGGTATTGATATCTGCGAATATGACAGAGATATAAATCAAGATAGAAATAAGGAGAAATGGTTCATTTATAAAAATCATAAATATAATGACCTTGATGCAAGAGATTATATGCGCATTGGCCCTTTGCAAATTGGATATACAAATAAAACTATTGAACCCACATCTTATGGTATGTCGTTTTATTATGACCCGTTAAGTTCAAAATATCACATTGATGTTAATAATCCAAAGGTTTCATACGATGACAAATCTGCAATGACAATATATGGCGACCTAAATGTTCATGGAAATGTTAATATTTTAGATAACGAAGGATGCAATTTTAATTTTACTATGAAAGCTTTATCCTCCAATTTACAGAAAGTAGACAGATATATCAACTATATATCCGGGAGTGGTATTGATACAGGATATTCAACAAGTGCAAATAAAATTGCGATGTCTATTGATATTTTGAGGCCTAAAGAAAATATTATAATAGACCCAGTAGAAAATGCAAAGATTCCTGTAATAATTAAAAATATGAATGACGATAATCCAGCAACAAAGTTTATTACTTATTCTAAGAGTAATATTTGTTATTCTATGATAGAATTGGCTATTTATAATAGCAATCTTCAATTAGTAGATGATGTCATAGATAAACAAAACAATATACGAAATGCCATACAAATGAGCGTTGCGAATAATAATAGCAATACTTATCTCGATTTCAATGTTTATAACAATGATTCATATAAAAACTTTCTGCGATTTATTAATACGGTGAGTGATAATGGGGATGCCAATAGTACTATTGCGCATATGGGTCTAGGAACAGACAAGAGCTCTAATATCCTTTTTCACATTGACGGGAATGAAAAATACGGCCTTCAAATTACCAATAATAAATTTCCGGCTTCTATCAATTTATTAAACTCGGAAGGAAAAAATATTTATCATACTATATCAGGTGGTGATCTTCATAACAATCATAAGTTTACAATTGATGTCTCAGCTGCCGCTGCTAATGAAATAAATAATGAACCAGTTATGACAAATGTATTCACAATTGATGCATTCCAATATAACGGCGATAAACGCAGAGGGGCTCGCTACGGATTCAATGAAGACTTTTCATCTAATATAAATCAGACCTTTGTAATTAAAAGCGATTATGATACAGTTCCCATGTCAATTACTAGCAGATATAGTTATGAATATATGTTCAATAGTACAGTTAAAATAGATTATAGTGATGTGCTATTTGATATATTATCATCTAATTGGAATAATGATTCTAAGACATATTTCAGTTTTTATAAACAGAATATAACCGAATTGCCAGCGACAGACGCTAATGATAATGTTATAGATATTAATAATATTGACGATGAAGGCTTCATATTTAAAACAAATAATCTAATATCAACAAATCTCTCATATATTACTGTTCATTCTAATATCAATTACCCGTATTTTTTTAGCAATTTAGATATTAATTATATGCCTCTCAATAACCAAACATTTGACATAAAAACCGATAGTGTAAAAGATAAATGTGATTTATTCAAGGAAAATGATTTTTCCTTAGTACCGCAAGGCATATTTTACAGTAGTAATGATAATATTAAACCAAGTGATATTTCTGAAAAAATGCTTGCTGTCAATGATAGAGCCGTATTCAACATCTATGATAGTAATATATTATTCAACTATGAATATATAAATAGATATATTATATCTAGCCACATATCTTGCAACATCTCTATTATTGTTAGTTCAAATATTCAGAGAATTAACAATAGCAACTATTTTAATATCAGCAACTATATAACAACAACACTTGGAACAGTTACAGAGCCGTTTAATGCACTAGAAAATGTAACAGAACATACATATATTGATTATCATCAAAACTTTATTAATCTCAATGAAAAGTTTTTAGAATATTCCAATATATTTTTAAATACATATACTACAAATATTTTGAAATATAATTCTAATATAGCATATGATGCTGTGTTTTTTTCTGTCCATACTAATCATTTAAATATTGCAACTTCGAATGTTATATTTGACGAGCTCTTTGAATTAAACACTGCATACCTAGATATTACTTCAAATATTGAAGATAACAACTATATAGTTTTTAGAACATCTAATTATTCTATAAACAACAATGCCAATGCTATGCAAAGAAATATGGTTATCCAGCAATTTAGTTCAAATGTTTTTGAAGATACTTTTGATATCTTGGGTAATACTATAAATAACACTTTGATTATCGAAGAATATTTTAATAACTATTGTAATTATAATTTGGAAGATATCAACATCGGAATTCGCAACTATAACTATAAAAATTATAAACCACACATTTCTTTAATAAATGATGTTGAGAAAAACGATAGTGTATTTGAAGGGCACGAAATATATAGTTATGACGGAGTATTTGAAATCAAATATGCTAACTCTACAAATAAACAATTTGTCCCTCTCAAAATTGATAGTATAGGTAATATGACTATTAATGGGGGCTTAGATACAAAAGGTAATATTAAAATAGACGGGAATATATTCGATGCAAATGGTAACAATTTAATTGAAATACTCAATAAAAATTATTACAAAGAATATGAAATAAACTCAAGTAATATCTATTTTAATTCATTTGGTTCAAATGGTATTGAAATTAATGCCCGTGCCATGGATTATAATCACATTGATTATAATTTCTTTTATGTCAAAGACTATTTATCTACTGATTTACATAATGATATTTTAGTATTACATAAATCTGAACTATTAAATAACACATATAATCTTGATTTATATGCAGATTTATATATCAACTGTAATTTATATATAGAAGGCGAAGGTAATAATCCTTCATTATCAGTATTCCAAAAACACAACACCAATATTATACGAGCAGCCAATTTGGATCGCGAAGTTTTAACACTTGCATATGATGGCAGTATGGGATTAGGAATAACAGAGCCACAAGGAGTATTACTAAATGCTAGACAAAACAATATAGGTAGCAATGTTATATCAGCATCTAACATGGACCGCGAATTGCTAACGCTTGCATATGATGGCAGTATGGGATTAGGCATAACAGAGCCCCAAGGAGTATTACTAAATGCTCGTCAGAATAATATAGGTAGCAATATTATCTCAGCATCTAATATTGAACGAGAAGTTCTTACAGTTGCCTATGATGGTAGCATTGGTTTTGGCGTAACGCGCCCCCAAGGAGTATTACTAAATGCTCGTCAGAATAACATCGGTAGCAATATTATATCAGCATCTAATATTGAACGAGAAGTTCTTACTGTTGCCTATGATGGTAGCATTGGTTTTGGTGTCACGCAGCCGCAAGGAGTATTGCTAAATGCTCGTCAGAATAATGTTGGTAGCAATATTATATCAGCATCTAACATTGAACGGGAAGTTCTTACAGTTGCCTATGATGGTAGCATCGGTTTTGGCGTCACGCAGCCGCAAGGAGTATTATTAAATGCTCGTCAGAATAACATTAGTAGCAATATTATCTCAGCATCTAATATTGAACGAGAAGTTCTTACTGTTGCCTATAATGGTAGCATCGGTTTTGGCGTCACACGACCCCAAGGAGTATTACTAAATGCTCGTCAGAATAATGTAGGTAGCAATATTATCTCAGCTTCTAATATTGAACGAGAAGTTCTGACGGTTGCCTATGATGGAAGCATTGGATTTGGTGTCACACGACCCCAAGGAGTATTACTAAATGCTCGTCAGAATAACATAGGTAGCAATATTATCTCTGCTTCTAATATTAATCGCGAAGTTCTTACAGTAGCCTATGATGGTAGCATTGGT